CGCATCACGATACGGTAGTTCTGACTGCCGTCAATATCTGCCATGTCTAACACCTTAACCTGATTGTAATCAGATAAAAGTCCAGTACCAAAGTATAAGTTTGATTTTTGTGCTGCTACCATGTAGCTAGAAGTCATACCTGGACATACTGCGATTTCAATACCATTAAAGTTGTATGGTTTTTCACCTACAGTTAACTGATTGTTGTATCCGTTAACTCCTGTTGAACCACCACCCAATGCTGTTTGGTAAGCTTTAGCTACGTTAGTTGGAACATAGATCATTAAATCTTCTTTACCATACACTTCATTAGGGATAGCGTTAACTAAACCATTTAATTTAGTGATTACGTTTGCTGAAGTAATAGAACCAGATTCTGCTGATTTAACTACTGCATCAGTTCCACCTGCTGCTGCCGATGCTGATAATGCTGGTAATAAACCTGCGAATTGTCCGTTAGTTGCACCAACACCTGTCCATATAGAGATTTCAGTTGCCTCGGCAACTTTTCCGCCCACATATGATATCAGGTAGTCATTGAATGATGCAGGGATAGCGTCAAATGCGCTATAACCCATAGAAATTGCTTGCCATGAATCTAAAAATTCTTGCTTACACAATTGTAAGTTAACTTGCAATTCTTTTGGTTCTAAGATTCTCTCAGTAAGAGCTACAGTACCAGAAGTTGCAAAATCACAACTTGCGTTGTTTACGATACTATCTACTGCAATCTTTTGAATAACTTGCTTATACTTCACGTTCGGTACGATTGTGATGTATTTGTTATCCAAAGTTTTAGCAGAAAGCAATGCTGCTGCAATAAATTGCCCAGCGAATTCCCCAGCGTACGTCGAAGTAACAGCTGGTTGAGTGAAATTTTGTTGTTTTCTCATTTTTTGAAAAATTTTGTTTTTAATAATTTTATTTATATAATTTAGATAAGAAAGCTGATTGAGAGTTACTCACTTTCTTACCAAAGTTATTTTGTTTTGGTTTTGCCATTCCTTCTTCTACAGGCGCTCCATCTAATTTAGGAAGTTCTTCTTCCTCTTCTTCCATCTCCTCTTCTTCTTTTGGTAACATAGCTTCAAACTTCTTCTCCATTTCAGAGATTCTGTAAGCCATATCTTCCATCATTTTTTTCATTTCTACTTTATCTTCATCAGCTGGAATAGGTTCAACCTCATCAGATACTTCATCAGATGATTCACCACCGATATCTTCACCTGCTACTGATTCGAATGTTACTTCGTTTTCTTTTGGTTCATCAGTTGTGTTAGGTAGAGGCTTTACTTCTTCAGTTTCAGCTAACTCTACATTTTCTCTCTCAGTAATTACACCATCTTTGGTCATTACTTTGATTCTAACTTCGTTACCTTCTGAATCTTTTAAGAATAACTCATGCTCACCATCTGGTGCTTTAGATTTAGTTCCATCTTCTGAAACTACTTCTACTAATTCACCCACATCGAAAGTATTTGATTCTAAGATTGTTCCGTCTGCTAATTTAGCGTAAGTCATAGCTACTTCTTTATCAACTGATAACATTGCTACGATTTTGCTTAATACTTGTTTTGCGTTCATAATTTTCTAATTGGTTTATAATGATATAACAATCATTGGTTTTAAAATAGTTATTTTTTTTTAATTTATTTGTTTATGAGCAACTTCCACTTGCTGATATCACACCATCACCACCAGTTACTTCAAACCAACTTCCTGATAGAGCGTAGAATCCGTTATCCATTGCTGCTGCTAAAGCAGAACCAGGAGATAATCTACATCCTATTGTTATTGAAGAACAAGGTGACCAGAATCCTGATGAACTATCTGCACATGCACTTCCTGAATTAGTTGCATGGTATCCAACAGGTGTGTATTCGTAAGGTATTACAGTTGTAGTTGTTGTAGTTGTGCCAGGTGATGGCGGTTCTATGTAACTTCCACTAAAGTTAGTTATATTTGCCAAATAAGCGTATTCAGTATCAAAAGATATGAATGTAAGTATATCTATACCCGTTCCGTTTGTTGGTGTATAAAGAGAACCTGATTTCTGCCATACATTTTCTGAGAATGAAGCAGTTGCGCCTGGCTGAGTTCTTACTCTTAAGTAAACTGTCTGAGCTTCATTGATATTAACCACATTGATAAATGTAGATGCAGTTTCTGCTAATTCAATTGAGAAGAAGTTTTCAGTACTCCAATCTAATTGAATAGAACCTGTTACTAATGCTGGGCTTGTTGTATTTCCTCTTACAGGTCCGTTTACTTGCAATCCACCTTCAAAAGATGTTTGTTGTAAAACTGTAAGGCCTCCACTTGCTATTAATAAGTTATTAAATGTGGCAGCTCCATTAATATTTGCTCCTCCATATACTGTCAATCCACCATTTAAGTTAGCTTGGTTTGATACACTTAATGAGCCTGTAATATTTGTGTTTCTTTTGAAATCAACATTACCAGCCAATGTTCCAACATTCATAAATTCTGATAATCCAAAACCATCCCAATCTTTGAATGATACGCCTGAATCACCATTGGTTACACGTATGTTTAAGGAATCAAAGTTACCACCATTAGCATACATCTCAATTTGAGCTTGCTGATTAGCAACCATATTAATTGCCGATGATAAAGAGCTTGTTCCATTATTGCCTGTAGTAACATTTATACCATTTCCACTATTGTAATCACCAACACTAATCTCAGGTGCAAATATTCCTAAAGATTTACTTACGAATAATGCTGAACCTCCAGCTACACCATTAATTGTTTGATTACCTTCGAATGTATTTGAACCCGTAGTTGCAAATGAACCTGTATCTATTGTTCCACCACTTCCAGTGATAGAAACTCCATTTATTTTATAATCTCCAGTAATATTTACTGAACCCGTTATAGTTGTAGAGCCTGATATTTCTAAACCATTATCTGCAGTTATATATACTTTTCTATCACTTCCGAAATTGTTAACAAATACATAAGTTGTATCATCACCTAAGAAGATGTAACCACCACTTGCCGTAATGTGTGTATCTTGCGCTGCAGTATTATATACTTCTAAATATCTAACATCATTAGCATCAGGTTGTAAAATTAAACTGTCTGGTCCTATGATTGCACCAGTTAAAGTTACTGAGCCACTTATTCCTTGATTACCAATAAATTGATTAGAACCTGTAGTTGCATAAGAGCCACTATCAAAAGAAGGTGATACTCCACTCGTACCTGATGTTCCATCAATTCCGCTTGTGCCGGATGTTCCACTAACACCACTCGTTCCACTAACACCTGATGTTCCACTTTCTCCACTAGTCCCACTTACTCCACTTGTACCTGAAGTTCCCGATGTTCCCATTGGTAATTGAGATATTATAAATAACATCTGATGATTGTTAGGAAACGAATATGTTGATTGTATTAGAGTTACAGGATATGTCCAATATGTTGTATTATCTATACCAGTCCCTACTTCCCATCTTTGATAGTTTGTATGTGATGATTGGTCTTGTAATACTATAACTGAACCTGATGGTATGTTACTTAAGAATATATCTGTGTTATTACCATTTTGGTCTACCTCACTTACGTTAATAGAAGATGCTGATGCCTGAGTTGCCGTATTCCAAATGATATGACCACTAAGAGGGTCACCACTTGTTATGGTAGTTTTTGATTGATAATTAAAGAATGTGTTTGATTGGCCATTCTGTCCATTAACACCACTCGTACCTGAAGTTCCACTCACACCAGATGTTCCATTTGTTCCTGATGTTCCGTTGATACCATTGGTGCCACTAACTCCCGAAGTTCCTGATGTTCCATCTACTCCACTAGTTCCATTGATACCTGATGTTCCGTTAACACCACTAGTCCCGCTTGTTCCATCAACACCAGATGTGCCAGATGAACCACCCGCTCCACTTATACCACTAGTACCTGAAGTGCCACTAATACCCGAAGTTCCGTTTGTTCCTGCCTGTGCTACTAAATCCCAAGCAGTTCCTACATTAGGTTGTGCGTTGAAGTTATTCTCAACTGCTACATAAGATGAACCATTATATTGAACTACATCATTAATAAAATAGTTAGTTGAAGAACTCCACACATCTCTCCAAGTAAATCCATTACCTGAAGTGCCTGATGTTCCGTTTACTCCATTCGTTCCGTTTATACCTGATGTTCCGTTTGTTCCACTTACACCTGAAGTTCCGTTTGTTCCGTTAACCCCATTTGTGCCGTTTAATCCGTTAGTTCCATTAACTCCATTTGTTCCATTGATACCTGATGTGCCAGATGTTCCACTTACACCGCTTGTACCTGATGTTCCAGCTCCCCCTCCAACTACTGATATAGTAGCAAGTCCATTAACAATTGATGCTGTTAATGATGAAGAAAAGTTTAATATTCCAGCTGAACCTATTTGGTTACCATTATTTTGAATAATTACTGAACCCGATGTTAAATTTGCTATTTCAAATTTAAGTGAGGCTGAATCGATGTTATATTGAATTTCATCAACTAAGGATTCAATCATATCAGAATTGAATTCTCTCAATGCAGCTGGTGTGATAAAACCAGTACTATTATCAGGAAAATTATTCTGATTTTCCTGCTCTAATTGCGATTTATCTAATGACATATTATTATATTATTTTATTGTTCTGATTGGGTTTGAGAATATGGAACTTGAGTTACACCTACTCCTTGCTCTAATAGAGCTCCATTACAACACTTACGGCTGTAGGTATTTGAATTTAAA